CTGTAATAACTCCTCCAGCATCTACTTGATCAGTTCCTGTTTCGTGTTCATAATAAATGCTAGTTCCATCACTATTACCCACAACATCAAAAGATGCATTATCACTGGTGCTATAAGAAGTAGCATGGGGTTTACCAAATAAAGAAGAATCAGCCCATGTTGTTCGAGCCAAAGATCCCGTAGTCCATACGGGTTTTTTAGCAATGATCGATTCCATATAATTATAAGTTACTACACGATCTAAAACATCGGATCCATTAGATGCATAGTACCAACTGATCTCAGTAAATAGATTATTAAGACCACAACAAACTAAATTTCTAGCAACAGTATTAATATCATCATAGACATAGTCTTCAACAAGACATGGTAGTGATGTAAGTTGACCTGAGTAACTAAAGAAACCATTTTCAGACATCCAGTACGCAGCTCCATCTACTTCAACAGCTGAATTTTTTCCTAACAGTCCACAGTTCGTTCCTACTTGTTCAAAAGAAAAGGTAAAAGGAGCTCCTACAAATCTCATTAAATACATGGCAGAATCAGTCCAGATATAAATGGCATCTCGTCCTTTCTTAGCTCCCATAATTTTAGATCCATTAGCTAGTCGTTGAGTTCCTGCCGTATTGTTAGCTGTTACCGTATAAGAATCAGTAGCATTAATACTTTCTTGAGTAGAGAATCGTATAAACATATCATCTTGAGTAGAATCATCTGTAGTAGTCGTCGTTGTTCCAAAAAATATTAAGTGTCGAGCAGTGGGTGAAACTAGAACATGTCTTGATTTAGCCGGAGCATTTGACATCACAGTTGCTCGGTTAGCTGTTGGGTTAGACGCAGCTGAATCCCATTCATAACAAGCTCCGTTATAAATAAGAGCAATTAATTTTGTTCCATAGTTATCTAAAACCCATAGACCGGGTTCGATAGTATAGTCAGCTGAAGATGCTTCGCCCCATGCAACGTAATCTGAAATATCGGTTACCGTATCACCAGAGCTGTGAGTCGATGGTGAGGAAGAACTGGATTGTGGTGTCGTTCCATTCACTCCTCTAGCCCCTCCACTTAAAACTCCTGTGGTTGTATTATTAGCAGTAAAAGAAATGTCTTCTGTTCCTACTCTAATTTCTCCGGAAGTAGGGAAAGCGGTTGAATCAGCAAGGGTAATATTTGTGGTACTGACATCTGCAATGTTAGCAGCTAATGTAGTTGTAGCTACTCCTGAAGCTTGTCCAGACCAGTTCCCTGTTCCCCATCCATAGCCACCCACTTCTTGTGCAGGTCCGACCGAAACATAGAGTTGGGCTGTTGCCGATCCTGTATTACTTAAAGGGGTTCCTGATTCTGCAGTTGCCATTGTAATAGTAATAGTCGTAGCAGTCGGTGCTGACGCTACCATAAATTTGATGTCTTCAAAGGAAGCATCGCTATAAGTAGAAGAACCCGTTACACCACTAACTGAGGTAAATTTAACAATGTCATCATCAACTAATCCATGGGAACTTGGAAAAGTAACGGTAACAGTTCTTTGACTTGAGGTGCTGGTAAAATCACAACCGGCTATTGAAGTTCGAAGAGGATGAATATCATAATATTGACCCCCTGAATAAACGTATAAAATTCTGTTAGTTCCTATGCCTGCGTATTTAATTCCAGCATTATCATCAAAATGGTGTAGGGCTCTAGCGGCACCTGTTAGTTTATCCTCTCCTAATTGGTCCCATCCCCCTATTTTTTCCGGAGATCCATATCTAAAACGTACATTATCCCCACCTGTCCATTGTCCTTCTGCGCCTGTGGGAGTAACTTGTTTATTAAATCCGGGTGTAAAGCCTAATTTTTGTAGCATAAATGTCCTATATATGAGGATTTTATACTACATCATTGAGCTGGGATCAATTAGTTCTTAACTAGGGATATAGTCCATTCTAGATCAGAGATTAAATCTTTTACATAGACTTTTCTCTTTTTTTCTCTGCGGATATATTTATGTAATTCTTCGAGATCTAAAACAAGCCAATCTTTTTCACCTTCAATGACCATCTTTTGAGCCTTAGAATCAAGGCGTCCTTTTTGTGCTAATTCTTCGTTAGGTAATTTTAACAGGTCCCTAACGTCAAATCTATAGAAAGCATTTGTGCCTTTTATTATACCTGCAATATTCCATGATGTTTTTTCTTTGGGGTATTCTATAGCTGTAAGATGTTTAGCAAATCTTTCAACTATCATTTTTTTAACAGATTATTAACCAGCTTCTTTTTCAAATTACTAAAGGTATAAAAGAGACCTAAATTATCGGAATGTTTAAATTTTTTATCTTTGTAAACTAGCTTAACACTATCTTCAGTTTCTACGTTTATGTAACATAAGGGTGTGCCTTGAGGAATATATAGATGATTCTGTCCTTTTTTCACAGCTATAAAAATGTTTAAATCCATGGTTTCTTTACAGTTAATTATTCCAGGGATTGTTTCAAAATCATTCATGTGCCACCAAGGATTGGTAACAAGTAAATTTTGATTACATTGAACAAATATTTGTGGAGAGAATTTAAGTACACAGGCATAGTTACTTTTGGCATATTCTATAAATTGCCAATCTGCGTGTTTCTTAATAAAATTACTCCAAGGAAAAGGTCCGACAGATCCTCTAATTTCATGTTGATCAATAAACAATTCAATATCATAGGGACAAGTAAATAAGATACTTCTTTTAAAAAGATTTATAAAACCTGAACAAGTTCTAATAGTGGTGCTTGATCTTACTCTTCTTTTTTGATTATCGAAAAAAGCTTTAGGAATGTCTTTAAAGTATTTAGGAATATTTGAAGGAAAGGATAATAAAAAATTCTTTAATATGTGCACAGGTATTTCATTAGTCAGAATGGTTATCTCTTTCTTTTTATTAAACATGTTTATGATTTACATTGAAAGCAAATGTCACTCTTTCATAGTCCTCTTTTTGTTTATTAACTTCGTGCATTAATTTAGATGGAAAAATTATCATATCCCCTTTCTCTCCTATAAAATTTATATTTTTTTCTGTAAAAATAGTCTTGTCTTTTTTATTGTTGAAGTAAACAACTCCTGAAAAATAGCCTGCGTGATTGTGGGGAGGATTACTATTATTTTTATATGCATAATTTATCCAGACGTCATAACCATCAAAATGACCATTCCATTTTCTAATAAAAAAATTTCTGTGAGATTCCTTTGCTAAGATTCCACATAATCTCGTGACATATGCCAGCCAATAAGAGTTCTCTATTAAATAAGAAGGAACAGAGGTTTGATAATGATTAGTTTCAGAACCCACATTTTCGTGAAGCTTTAATTCAAAAAGCGGATGTTTTTTAATCTTATCACATTCTTTTTTCCAATGACTAAGTTCTTTAATTATTTCTTTTGGAAGCCTAACGTGAGCTATATCTTTATCTATTAATTTATATTCTATCATTTTTTTAAAGGACTCCAGAATTTAATCTTTTCAAAATTAAAAGAAATTAAAAACCTATCTTTTTTTATTTTACTTTTTTCCACTTTATGTAGGGTGTCCCCGTGAAAAAAAACTAATTTACCTATTTTTTCTTCCGCGTTTATATTAAACTCTGGAAAGTAAGTTCCTGGACCGCCTTCTGTTAAATATAATATTCCAGAAATATCAGACGGTGAATGTTTATGTTGAAAAGTTTCAACATACTTTGAAGACCAAGTTCCCCAACAAGATGCCAGCTGAAGATCAGGTAATTTTAAAATACCAACTAAATAACTCATGTTGGCAAAAATAGAGGACATGGTAGGATCCTTTGAAAAGCACTGCCAATCAGTCATTTTATTTCTAACATTAGTTTTATAACTTAATTCTTTATTTACATTAGCTTTAATTTTTTCAATTAAAGGTTTAGGATTAAAATCTTTTAACACTTCTTCATGTAAAAAAAGATTGGTTATTTTTCTAACCTCTTTAAAAACTATATGCTTATTATTCATTTCTTTATAAATAGTATTCTTGTATAGTATATAAAATAGTGGTATAAGACAACTACTAAAGATATAAAACTGAAAGATATGAAACTTAAATGGCAATACTGGTTTTTTAAAAATGCGTTATCTCATCAATTTTGTGATGATATATTAAGATACTGTCATAATAAAAAGACGGAATTAGGGACTGTTAGTGGTGTCCAGGACAAGAAGAAAACAGAGAAAAATTTAGCCAAGCTTCTTAAACATAGAAATTCTAATGTTGGTTGGATTGGAGAACCTTGGATGTATCACGAAATACATAATTTAGTACACAGAGCTAATAGATCCGCTGAATGGAATTTTCATTGGAACTATAGCGAACCTGCTCAATATACTGTTTATAAAAAAGGACAGTTCTATGGGTGGCATCAAGATTCTTTTGATAAACCAGCGCATGATCCAAAGAATCCAAACTATCACGGTAAAATAAGAAAACTTTCTGTAACTATTTCATTGAGTGATTCGAGTGAATACACTGGAGGTCGTTTACAATTTTTAGATCGCTCAGGATATAAACAAAAAATAATAACTTGTACGGAAGTTCTAACCAAAGGGTCGCTTGTAGTTTTTCCATCGTTCATGTGGCATCGAGTTACTCCAGTTAAAAAAGGAATAAGAAAATCTTTAGTCATGTGGAATTTAGGAGATCCGTTTAAATAAAATGAATCTAACAAAAATACAAAAAGTTAAAAATCACATTGATATAAAAGATAAGTTATTAGATTTAATCTCTAATACTCCAGGTGAAATGTATACTAGTACAAGTAAAACTGACTTAAATTATAATATTACTTTTTCAGATTGGAGCGTTAAGAAAGATCATGATTACAAAAAATATTATCTAGAACAGATTTTTCCCTACTTTGAAAATATGCAGCAATTTATTAATTGTTGTAAATCAGTAATACACAATGTTTGGTTTCACCAATATAATAAACACGACTTTCATGATTGGCATATACATGGTGGTTGTCATTTCGCCAGTGTGTATTATTTAGAATTACCTAACAAAAAATACGCTACTGAATTTTATGATTTTGAAAATAAAAAGACCATAAAGTATAATA